TGTCGCAGGGTTAAAATTACCCTCGTGCCATAAATCGTAGTTGTTTCCATTTATGTAGTAAGTACCGTCACCATAAACATATGAACTGCTTCCTCTTGCTGTACTCCCTATATAAACTCCGTGATTACCGTTCCAACCTATTGAATCCGTCATTGCATCAGAGGCAATCCAAGTACCTACCCCTGCTAAGAAGTTAACATTGCCATCTATTTGAATATCTTCTTCAAACTTAGCCGTCTTAAAGAAGTAAGATTTGTTAAGAATAGGAATAGTATTACCTCCAAGAGCAGACCCATAATCGTGTCCCCCATCGTTGTCGTTTCCTATAACTACTTTACCTCCGTACCAACCCAAGAACAATGTTAATGCTGAATTAGTCCAAGTAGTATTAGCGTCTAAGTGTCTACCTATTGTAACAGCGTTTTGGTCACTTCTTACAAACTGAGTGCTGTTTATTCCATCAAGTAGATTAGAATCTGCTGCTTTTGCGGTAGCTCCAAGATATAAACCTGCGTGATTGCCCCAACCGTATGCGGTATTCCAATTGCTTACATTAGTTGATGTAAAGTCTCTTGTATCCCATATTTGATGTTTAGCGGATCCTAATGACCAACCTCCTGTATATAATCTGTTAGTTCCATTTTCTAAACCAAAGTAAACAGCGTGATCACTACTAATGTGGAACGCCATAAATGCATCATTTCCGTTCTCAGAAAAAACTTGCAAAGAATGATTACCTGCTCCACTGAACCCGATATCTCCTTCAGATGTAAATCTTGTAGCACTTGACCAAACTGATTGAGATGGAACTAATTGACCAATTGTTAACTTAGTAGAAATGGTGTTCGTTATAGTAGTTGCAAAACTTGAATCATCTCCAAGTGCTGCAGCTAATTCATTTAGAGTGTTTAGTGCACCTGGAGCACCACCAATAAGATTACTAATAGATGTATCTACATAAGATTGTGTAGCTGCAGTTGCACCACCAATGCTTAGTGATCCACTTGAATCAATAATAACAGGATTAGTAAACGGTCCTAGCTTAACCGTGTTATCAGCAAACGCTTCTATTACTGGAAGTCCCGCAATAGTATTTACAGAAAATAGACTATCATCTAAAGAGTCTGTAACTGTAAATAATCTACCGTTTGTACCATCTACTGCAAATACTTCAGAGCCCGCTACACTATCTTGTATGTGTAATTTAGCATTTGGACTAGTAGTACCAATACCTACGTTGCCTGCTTGGTTAATAAAAACTCTGCTGCTACCTGCTGTCCTTAAATCTAAGCCATTATAGCCTTGAAGCTCTACACTACTTGCGCCTCTTCTAATGTAGTGAGCTGTATTATCAAAGTAGATGTATTCATTTTGGGGTATATGTATATCACCATTAACAGATAGTTTATATCCTGGACTAGCAGTACCAATACCTACGTTTGTATTACTATCAATGGTCATAGCATTAAACTGCCCAGCAGGGTGAAATGATATATCACCATTGCTGTTGTATATGTTTAAAGCTCCAGCTCCGCCTGCTGCTGTATATCCTGTACCTGCTTTCCAGATCTGAGCATTACCATTATTTGTATACCATACTATATTAGTGTACTGAGACTGTACTCCGTCACTTCCTAAGTAAATTTCACTAAAGTTTGCAGTGCCGGTAAATCTTGCTGCAGCACCTGTACCACCGCTATTTACCTCCAACTTATATCCTGGACTAGTAGTTCCAATACCTAGATTACCATTAGGTACTATAACATTCCCGTTTGGTTGGAATGTCATTATACTTAATAAACTACTTGATGAATTATCATACCACTGAATCAAACCTTCATTACCACCAGCTCTTACTCTAAATCTATCATTTACATCTGAAAAACTGTTTGTATCTACAAAGTCTAAAAGAGGTGCAGTTGCAGAAAGAGTTAATCCACCGCTAAGAACTCCTCCACTCTTATCAAGCTTAGCATCAATAGAAGGTAAAACTTCTTCTTCAATACGAGTGTTTACTACTGCGGCAGCACCATCTGCATAAGACTCTGTCGCTACTTTGTTTCCTGTTAAGAAACCATTTGCATAAATACTTCCAGATACATATAGGTTGTTTCCTCCGTTGACATCACCTATCTGAACGTGCTTTCCTGTATTTTGATAGTTTACGTAAAGGTTGTCTGCGCTGTCGTTTTGAGAGCTTTTACCCCAGATATGCCTTGTTTGTATGCGTCCATCACCACCGCTACCTACAGTTAAAACAGCATCAAAACCTCCAGAATCTGTAGGGTTTATAGCTACCTTACCATCATTCTTTACAAGAAGTCTTTCTTTAGATGTAGTGCCTGTCATTATACGAACACCTGCTGAACTTGTTCTTTGTGCAAGTGTCAACCATCCACCGTCAGCAACAAGAGTGATACCATTTGCTGTATATACATCGTTATCGGTTGTTCCTTTTACAAGTAGATAACCAGCGTAGTTTCCATCATACTTTGTAAACTCAAACCCTGCGTACCCACCTGTTGTAGCAGGTTTGAACTTTAAGTCGTAGTTAGTTCTTGTTCCTGCTCCTACGTCTGTCCAGTTTACACCTGTAATATATCCAGCTCCGTTAGTTAGCTGATTGTTATTTGTAGGTATCGTTGCACTTGAGTACGCAAGGGTTCCTAAAGAGCCAGCAAGACTGTCTAAGTTGTCTTGTACTGCTCCAGCTTCAGATGCAGCACTACCAACAGTATCGTAAAGACCTGCGTGGTCACCCCAACCATAGGCTGTGTTCCAATTATCTGAATTTCCTTGATATGCGTAAACCCTTCCTACAGTGTCAATTCTCGCTACTTGAGTTCCTTTGTATAAAAATTGAAAGTATTCTGTTGCATCATCACCCCAAGCGATTGTTGCATAGTAGTTACTGCTTCCGGCAGCAGTTGGAACAGAGCCAATAAACACGCCATCACTATTTGCGTGGCTAAAAAATCCTAAAGAACCAGAAGGAACATAAGTTGGAAATGCTCCTGCAAGACCTAAATCATCTGAAGTTCCAATAAATAAGTTTTTATCCCATCCTGCACCTGTTGGACTATCGGTATATAATACATTTATTGCACCGCTTAGTACACCTCCAGCTAAAGGAAGTTTTGTAGCAATACTATTTGTTACAGTAGTAGCAAAATTAGGATCGTCACCTAATGCAGCTGCTAACTCATTAAGAGTATTTAATAAAGCAGGGGCGCTATCTGTTAAATCGCTAATAGCAGAACTAATATCTGCTGTTGTTGCGTAATTATTATCTGTTAGGTACTGTACTGACCAGTCTCTTGTAGCAATTCGCTGACCATTATCAGCAGTTGCTGATCCAGAAATTGATACATCACCTTGTATATCCGCGTTACCTCCAGATATAAACCCATGTTTTATTTTAAATTCGTTTGCCATTGTTTACTCTTTTTCCCTATCCAAAGAGATGGTTAGCATTTATGTTATAGTTTTCTCAGTGTATATTTAATTTCCCATGTTGGATCTGGTGATGCAAAATAAATTTCAGCATTAGCGCCTGTATGAACAGCCGTTAATGTTGCACCACTAGTATCACCAATATCCATCGTTGCAGTTTCGTTAAATCTTATCTCTGCTAAATTCCAAGTAACTGTTAATGTTCCAGCTCTTTGACTATCTCTTCCTCCATCATGAATTACATAATCTAAGAAGGCGCCAAAATTATCTTCAACATTTATTACTTCTATTCGCACTCCTGTAGGATCTCCGGCAAATGAATTTGCAGTAGTTGTTACAGTATGTGATCCTGTAATTTTTACGTCACCTACTACATCAAGCTTAGCTGAAGGAGTAGTAGTACCTACCCCAATATTACCGTTATATTCAATGCGCATTCGCTCACCTAACGATCCCGCACTTGATGTCAAAAAAGATAATGCACCATGAAATGCACCTCCAGCAGTGTACCTATCTATTGATCTAATTCTTGCATGTACAAATGATTGTTCACTGGTATTACCACCTAATGCAAATTCTAAATAAGGTCCTCCTTGTTGACCAGAACCATTTTTCCAATCGCTTTCAGTTAATCTGAGATTAGCATCATTTCCAAATACATGTAATTTGGTAGAAGGACTGGTAGTGCCAATACCGACATTACCATTATTTTGAAAAGTAACTTTAGTTCCTGTATTACCAGGTTTAAAGTTGATTGGTAATCCTGATGAAGACCATACTCCTAATCCATCATTGCGCCCGTCTACTCTACCTAAGAATACTCCAGAGTTAGTTCTAAAGTTTAACTCACCAATATTATCAGAAGAACGTCCGTAAATTTCAACACCTTGAGCATTAGCTGAAGCATCAACTCTAATAAATCCATTAGATACATGTAGCTTAGAATTAGGACTAGTTGTCCCAATACCTAAATTACCAGATGGGTTTAGAGTCATCTTAGTACTCAGAGCTACACCTGATTCTCTTACTTGGAATTTAAGTCCTGAGCTGTAATCACCTGATGTACTGTTTAACTTGTACATCTTGATAATTGCACCTTCTGTCTCTGATCCGTTGTCGTGGTAAATGTACCCCAATACTAATTGACCCCCTACGTTAGCAGCTTGAGCTGTTGTATCGTAATGAGCAATACCTGTTCTTACATCGTCATTAGCACCAATTGCAGAGTAGAATCTACCATTACCTTGGACATCTAACTTAGCACCAGGAGCAGTGGTACCAATACCTACGTTGCCTTCAACTATTAATCCATTTGACGGAGGTGCTATAAAGTAATTAGCACCTATAGTAGCACCTGCTCTTATGTGGGAAGTGTAATCGCTACCTGCTTTAACTACAAAAGCAAATCCCCCCGATTCACCATCTACTCTAAGTCCTTCACTTCCAGATGCTGTTGAAATAATATCAAGTTTAGCATTAGGACTAGCATTCCCAATACCTATGTTGCCGCCATTGAACCAAGAATTTCCTGCGCTAAATACTCTTACCTTTTCTGTTTCTTCGTCAAATAATTGCAGGATAGCATCATCATCTGGTCCACCAGAGCCAGTACCTAAAAAAACAATTTGATTTGTTGTATTAGCCTTGTAAATATTAAGAGCAGCATATCCATTACTTCCTGATATGGTAAGACCTCTATCTGGACTGTCAGTTCCTATACCAACAATTCCCGTAGTAATTAACGATGTACTATTACTCATCGCACCAATAGACATAACGCTAGTGGCTGCTGCTGCTGAACTTCCATTTGGATTAAGAATACCTACAGCATCTCTAAATGAATACGTAAAAGACGTTCCAAATGTTTGGTCTGTAGATACGTGCATAGTACCACTTCCAAGCCTTGTATTCCCTACAACATCTAACTTAGCTTCAGGACTAGTAGTCCCAATACCAACATTACTACTAAACCAAGAATCAAGAGTACCTATTACAGCTTTTTCATTGTTCTTACCTCTAAACCTAGCAATAGCACCGTCAGAGTTACCTCTGTTGAATGTTGACTCTCCTCCGTCTACATATAACTTAGTGCTAGGACTCAAAGTGCCAATTCCTACGCTGCCAGTTCCTGATGGCATAATTGCAATACTTGTATTTGCACTGCTTGCTTCAAGCGTTACAAGACCACTTGTGTCATAACTTAATGCACCTACTGAAGCTCCATTGTTCCCATACTTTATAACTCCGTTAACATCAAGTTTAGAAGTGGGAGCAGTAGTGCCTATACCAACATTTCCTCCTGCCTCAAGCACCATGGTAACAACATTACCAGTCTCATCTTTAAACCAAAGATCTGTTCCGTTTACAAACTGACCCCATCCGCGAGACGGACCAGTCATATACAAAACAGGAGTACCGCCAGCAGCACTTGTTATATGTAGTATATTATTCCCTGAAGACTTTTCTAAATTAACATTACCTGAGAATGTTGTTAAAGTAGATGTTGTAGCTCCACGAGCAGTTACGTCTGCTAAAGTATCTGTAGACGTACCACTAAGTGAACTAAAATCAACTGTAAATGTGGTAGAGTCATCTCTGGTAAAAGTTGCAATACCCGTTTCAGCATCTAATGATCCGCTTATAAGTCTTGCAAGATTAGTATCATCTATATATAGTGATAAATCAATTTCAGTTACTTCACCGTTTTCATCACGATATGAAAGGATGTTACCTCCAACAGAAAGTTCTGTTAGTGTTTCATCTCTATCTAGATCTGTCCAAGAAGTAGTAACAGTACCACCATCTCCTTGCGTAAGTGTTAGTGTTTTTGTAGTTGTACCCGATACCGCTGCAGATGTAATTCTATCATTATAAGCAGTATTCCAATTACTATCATTATATCCACTGGCTGTAATAGTACCGGGAATAACAATATTAGCAGAACTATCAATCTCTACAGGATTAGCAAAGTTCCCTAACTTAATGGTATTATCTGCAAAGACTTCAATGACAGGTAAACCAGCAATAGTGTTTACACTAAATAAAGAGTCTGAGAGATCATCTGTTACAGTAAATAGTCTACCATTAGTACCGTCTACCGTTAAAAGTTCTTGACCAGCTGTAGTACCAATTACATTAATTGTACCTACACCAATCGTGTTTGTTGTTACTCCATCTCTGCTTGTAACAGTATCAAGAGTATCAGATTCGGAAGATGAAATAGTTACGACACCTCCTGCACTGTAAGCTACAGATACATTAGAACCTGCAACAATATCAAGTGTACCTCCTGAAGCTACAGTAGTTCTTTGAACATTATTAGTTTTTAGGTTCCAAGAAACATAGTTGTCATAAGTTGCAGAGCTAAATGCTAGTGATCCGAGTAATGTAGGAGTAGCAACTCCATTAGCGTTACCCACCCAAGCATATCCTGTAGGAATATTAGGAACATCATTAGATCTACCTACACCTGTTACAATACCTCCTCCATTACTGTCATGCTGTTTAGTAATGACACCTAAGTTTTGGATTAAGTCTGTTCCGGTGGGTTTAGTATCAGTCCAACCACCGCCAGGTGCTACATATACTGTAGTTCCTGAAGGATATAAAGATGTATCTATTCCCGTTATTTCACCATATGCTACAGCACGACCTTCTGCTTCTTCTGCTATATCTTCATCTGCAACAAATAAAGCAGGCATAAGAGCAGGATCAGAAGCATCAGCAGGAATAACATCAGAAAGATTACCTGATGTTTGTCCAATAACAACAGCAAGAGGTGTACCTTTTAGTATCGGTGCTCCGCTTACGTTTCTTACGGTAGCATATACTGTTTCAATATCCGTAAGCCGTGTTTGTAGTGCGGATAAATCTAAAGATCCTGTAAACGCACTATTAATACCTGTAAAGCTAAGGGAAGTACCATTGAAGGTTACATCAGAAATGAAACTATCAGTGGTACTATACCCTAAAGACTTTACCCAGGCAGTTGTTGCAATATTCGTTGAATTATCAGACGTAGCAACGGTGCTTGCAGTAGCAGTACCTAATGTAGTGGTACCGCTTACTTGCAAACCGCATTCTATTAAAACATCACTTAAAAACTTCTTACTCATTGCAACAACTTTATATTATAGACTAATTTAAATTTTTTATTAGCCTACCTTCATAATCATTACTTGCAATGCACCTTCTTCAGGAGCAACGCAGAAATCAAGCTCTACATTGTTAGGATCTACTCTACGTACATCACATTCAACTGTAGCACCTGTTGATAGTTCCATTACTTGTACAATACAGAACTGAGATTCTAATAAATGTTCTATAGCAATAGTAGTTTCACCACCTGGTACTGGAGCTGTAAAACGTAGTCTAGAAAGACCTGCTGGAGTTACCGCACGAGCAGTATCTGTCATTACATTAGTCTCACTACCTGTAGCTAATTCTACAATACCTTTATTAGTATATGTAGCATCTTCAGCTGCAATTGTAATAACTGAACCTGAACCGGTTGCTGTAAGACCTTCTCCAGAATTAATAGTAAGCTCTGACGTAGCACCCAATGAAGTTGCTGTACCACCGTCATCAGAATACTTAAAGGTGATACCTGAAGAAACGATAGCAGAAGTACTAACACTCTTAACTACACCGTTAGAATCAATACCAATAATTGTTGCAGTATCATCTCCTGTTACACTACCAAGGGTTACTTCACCTGATAATGTTGAGGCACCTGAAACAGAAAGAGTCGTACCTACATCTAATGTTGTAGTGATGTCACCAATATTTGCTGTAAGAGTGCCTTCAGCCTCAATATCTCTAGCAAGAAGATCTACGGTGCTTGTCCAAGCAACATTAGCAGGAGCAATAGTACCATCTTCAGCACCAACATTAGCAAATACAAACTTATCGTTTTCTTCAGACCACAATACAGAAATGTTACCTTCTTCTTCAGAACGTACAACTACCCAACCAGCATCGGTTGCTGCAGGAAGCCCTCTATCGTGTCCTTGGTTAAGAGTAAGATAAGCATCACCAAGCTGTACTGTAGTAGACTCAAAGGTCACGTTAGTAGCTGTACCAACAACACTAAGATTACCATTAATAGTTACATCGCTACCAAAGGTTGCGGTTGAACCTACATCAAGAGAAGTACCGATAGATACGTCTGTACTTGTTGTAAGACTGCTTACGGTAATACCCTGAGTAGTAATATTACCATTATCAGTTACGTCTTGCAAAGTAAATCCTTCACCAGCACCACCGATATCAGAAAGAATCTGAGCAGGAGTTCTAAAGTCTACGTTACCTGAACTGTCAAGAGTAAGAATCTTACTTGCTGCAGCATCTTCATTTACAGCGTTAGCAATATTAAGAGTACCTCCTGCTGTAACGTCACCAATAATGGTTACATCATCACCATCAAAAATTGTATTCTCAACTTGTACATCACTTTCATCAGAAGAAATAAATACTCTAGCGACAGCTGAACTAATAAGCAGCATTCCCGCTTGAGCTCTAATAATGCTATTTGTAGGATTATTAACATCCCCCATTCTTAAACCTCCGAAGAGATTCAAGTTACCTTCAATCTGATTAAACTGATCAGCACCTGTTTGAATAAAATACGTTTCTGCAATAGTTACAGGGCCGGTAGTATAAAGACCGGCTGTATCAATTTGACCATTTGATATAAGAGATGCTACTTCAATGCCATTTGTAGTAGTAGACCCATTGTCAGTAACCGCTTGTAGATCTACAGTACCCGCAGCACCACCAATATCACTCAAAATTTCTGCTGGTGTTCTGTAATCAACATTACCAGAAGAATCTAAAGTAAGGATCTTACTAGTTACCTCGTCTTCGTTTACTACTGAAGCAAGGTTAAGAGTAACCTCAGCAGTAATAGCTGAACCATCATCACTAATGCTAGAGTCAATAAACATACTACCATCCCACTTAGATAGAACGTTAGTAGTTAAATTATCTGCACCTGTAATTGCAACATCATCTGCATTTACAGTAATACCGGTACCAGCACCTACAGCAAGTGTAGCGCTAAATGCACCATTAGTAGTAGAAGAATCTCCAGTAAGACCACCAGCAGCTACAATTTCTACGCTGGTAATGTCTCCTGACATAGATGCCCAATCTGTACCATTGTAGAAGTACATTTGTCCATCTGCCGTGTTAAAGTAAATCTGACCACTTCCAGGTGAACTGGGAGCTGCTGCCAGATTGTGTATTGACGCATTCTGCAATTCACATTTGCTGAGGTCAATAGAGGTTAAAAACTTTTTAGCCATGACTTAATTAGTTAAATTTAATTGAGATGCGCCTTTCCGGAAAACGCACCACAAAACGTTATTGTTACTTGATTTAAAGAGTTAATTGTAACTGCTCCTTCTACCATATTTCCGGCAGAATCAACAACAGTTATTGAAGGATTTTTATTTAATGAATGTGTAATAACCCAAGTATCAGAAGGTGTGTTCTGATTATGAGTGTGACTGCTTTTGTATGTTTTAGTAATAGAAGCACTATTCCTACGCTGAATGGTGAAAGTAGTATCCTCACCTTGATTAATGATGAAATCAACTACAGAGTCATCGTATGCTGTATTCCATGCGTTTATTTCGTCATAGCTAGCACCTGATCTATCCCAGGTCTGACCTCCCCAAATAAACAAACTGTTTAAGTCCGTATCCCATACTGCAAGACCTATATGAGGCATACCTAAAGACATAGCTTGTCTATCCTCAGTAGATTTATTTTCTATGCGGGCATCTAGCAGTTCATTTTTAGCTAGACTTATATTGCTGTAAAACGTTTTCGTATTTGCCATTTTAGCTTAGGTATGCATAACCACTAACAGGTTCTGTAAATACAATTTTAATAGTGCTATCATCAACAGGAACCACAATACCCTCAAACTCGTTTCCTTGAAGATCAGTAGTATATACGTTTGGAATAAATCCAAAGTTGTGTACAACCAACCATTCAGTAGCAGGAGTAAGCTGCTCATGAGTGTATTCATTGTTTCTATTAATATTAATTAGCGGGTTAACGTTAATTCTAGTAATAGCACCACCAGCGTTAATTTCAATAATGTTTTGCTGACCATCACTACCATAGTTATATGTAACATTGGTGTCAATGGGTGCGTTAATTTTAGGTGCTGTGGTTCTGCTACCGGTTCTTACTAAAGGATTATAGTAAATGGCAGTATTAGAAATAGTTCTTACTGTTGCATCATCAATATCATTCTCTTTTGCAAGCTTTTCCCAATTACATATATCAAGCTTATTTGCAAGCTTCTCATAGTCTTTTGTGAACTTTATTGTAATACCAAAGCGATCTTGTCTGAAACGCTTGTAAACAGCGTCAGCAAAGTTTTTAAAGATTGATATTTGACGATCTAAGTAACTCATTTCTTAATTGTGACTGTTACCGCTTTCAGATTAGTTTCATAGTTATTAATACAACTACTACAAACTTGTTTACCATCACTGGCAATTCGCTTCTGACATCCGCAGGTAAGTTTCGATTTACAATTTGGACAATTCATAATGTTGGTTTTAAGTGTTTAACAAAGACTATTACAATCAAGATTCTTAAGTCTCTTAATTGCATATTGAAGAAGTTCTAATCCTTCACTAGGATTACCACAATATTCAACTTTTGCTTTAGCTGCATCGATCAACGTTCTAATGTATTTCATTTCATACATAGCTTGCTTTACTTCTGCCGAAGGTTCACATGCAGCGACATCAATCTCACACAATTTTTTGTAGTAGGCGTTTAGAGTCTGTGTAGTTCTTAAATGATTGTATTCCACCCATACCTTGTCATTAGGGGAAACACTGTACCTGATTACGTATACACCATCAGGTAATGGTTCATTATCACTATCACACCCTGTAACTTGGATGCCTAATGTACATGCATTTAGAACTAAATTAAAGCCAGGAATAGCTTCAATGTTTCTGGGAGCATTAAACCCCGGAGAGGTAATTTGTAGAGTACCGCACTCAACAGGTAAATTGCTCAGGTAGCTGCTTGTATCAACTACTCTAAGAAGCCTGTCATTTGCAGTCTCAGGAACCTCTAACGTTAAGATATGTTTTGATGCCATGATTATATTAGATAACAAGGTATAGTTCACCCACTATTCATACATAATTTACGAAATATTAGGCAGCATAACAAAAAAAGGGGGTGAAGAAAATCACCCCCTTTCGTTATTGTATTTAAAGTACTCTTAGAGTTCTTTCAATGCAGCTGCACCAGCGTCATAAATTTCAGCTAGTTTACCTAGTTCAAGAAGCATTGCTTCTAGTTGGTTAGTCCAACCGTGAGCAACATCAACAGCGATAGAGATCAAGTATTGATCGTTATCCATAGTACCACTAGGGTTGCTCTTACGAGGAACACTGTGAAGTAGATAGAACATATCGTATTTAGCAGTACGATCTACTTTGAATGCAGTTTCATCCAAAATTTCACGCATTCTGCTATCTTGTTGGAAAGGATCTTGAGCGTAACGGTTACTTAAAATCAACTGACGAATAACAGATTCACCAGAACCACGAGATTGAACACCAACAGTACGTGCAATACTAGTACAAATTACGCTACAAGCGTCACCAGTTTCATCAACTTCAGAAGCATACAACTGAGAAGGCTCCAACTCATAGTGATCAGTAGGACGGAATCCTGCATCACCGAAGTGAGTAGATACGGCTGAAGTAGGTTTAGCATTAATAACGATACGGAATTTACCGTGACCAGAAGTAGTTGCAGTGTGCCCAACAGCAGATACCCAAGCACCAGCTCCTTCGTTAGCTTCAGCATCCCACATCTCTACATCTGCTGTAACAAATGGAGAAACCAAAGGATCACCATTAACTTGATCAGCCCAAGCAGAAAGAACAACGAAAGGATCAACAGAAGTTTGATCGCCTACACAACACTTCTCAGTCCAATCAGCTACAAAGTAAGCGTTACGACCTAAGAAACGAAGAGCAGGAGAACCTTTAACGTCCAAACGCAAGTAGCGCTCTACACCACAAGCAAAACAATCACCTTCTGCTTCTACAGTTAACTGAGAAGTTACTTCATCAGAAGCACGAGAAACCCAGATGTCAGAAACATAACGAGGATTGATTCCTTTAGATTTTACAGATTCTTTGTAACCACCGTGAAATGGTCCAAGTTTATCAACATCATGCAAGCTACCTTGAGCAAGAATGTATTGATTGATACCTGCTGCAGGAGCAGCAAGAGAGATGTAGTCTTTTGCATTCAAAAGAGCTACTTCACCGATTCCTAGAGAGCTAGAAGCTTTTCCTGCACCTGCAAGAGCCTTAGCTACTAGGAGTTTTTGATAGGCATGTGGAAAGTAAGCCATGATTAAAAAAAATTAAGGTTAAAAAAAATTAGTTCAAAAAGTTCAACTTATACTTAGCGGTATTAATCGTTGACTTCAGTGTATCCATTTCGTTTATAATAGACGAACACGTCATCATCGACTGTACCTCACTAATTAAATTATACAATTTTTCTAAATAATCCAAACAATCATCTACGGATGTTAAAATATAACTGTCCATAAGTGCTTTGTCTGTATCTAGAATTATCATTTTGTGTCCTTGATATTGTTCAGCAAGTGAGTCTGCTCCATCTTTAATTGCATCATAAAACTCGTTTAGCGCAATATGCTGAGCATAAGAACCTGTACCTGAAACTTTTAGGTGCAATTTGTGCGTTAAAACAGAAGCATTTAAAAGCTCTGCTACTAGAATTCCAACTAGTTCATCTGCTTTTTCACCACCCTTTGGTCTAGATAATCTTTGTAGTGCCATTAGTTATTCTTTTCTGCAGATTGAGAACCGCGCTGATACTGAATAATAGACTCAATATCACCAGCTAGAATACTTACTGTTTCATCAATCAACAATTCAACAATATCATCTTTAAATTCGCATTCTACATCTGCAGCTGATAAAGCTTGTGTATAGGGATCTTTACATCCTGCGATTTGAATGTTGATTGGTTTTCTATAGTAATACAAAGACGGTCTTACTAAATCAAACTCATCATTTGTATATAGACGTACTCGGTTACCAATAAGGGTAGCAAACATTTCTCCCCACTCCCAACTAGGTTTTTTGTTTACGTCTCTAAGTAATTGATCTACATTAGCTTCTTCTGCTAAGTAAACTGTCATGCCTCTAGGAGGACAACACTCGTCTTTTGCAAGTGTAGCTACCCTCTTATACTCTAGGTAATCTGAGGGTAGCTCGCTTGACTCATAAAATAAAACACGGTCCTGCACATTTAAGTTGGTTTGTTGCATTAAAATTTGCAGGTCGTCTATTCTTCTCTTTGATTGCTCGTCACCTTCTTTGAAGATGTTACTAGCATGCAACTGTCTACGCACCCATTCTAGCTGCGCTTTATTAAAAGCTTCAACAATTTGCCAGCACTCGATATTATCATAATCGTTGCTAGCAAGCTTATTCAGCCTTTGTTTAATTTTGAGTTGTAGAGTTGCGTTGTTCATGATGTATTAGTTAAGAACCACAGGCTTCACATTCGGGGTCATCAATACTACAAGCTTTAGGTTGCTCAGCTTCTTCTAGCTCACTAACCCAATCAGCAAAATCACTTTCCATCATATCCTGAAAGTCATCTTCTTTTTCTAGTTCAAAATCCTGAATATCTTTATTAGCCATTTTATAGTTGTTTAGTTGTTCCAATAACTTTCTACATCGGTCATTACCTGCATCAGAATTTCTTCGTTTAGTGGATTTTTTAGGAACTCGATAACATCACTAGGTGTGCGTCCCATTTGTGCACCACTGAAGGTATGGTAAATCATACCATCTGATTTATTAGTAATAACCTTATATCTAGCTGAATCCTTCACAATTGCACGTAGTTTCAATGTTTCCATATCCTCATCTACAACTGAAAGGAACTGCTGTGCTGTTTTCTTTTTATCTTTTTCTACAGATAAACCATTAATAAACGCATCCATATTTTCATATAGTACGTCATTAGGTGTACTCTTGGTATACTGAACACTATCTACATCGATTACCTTAGCAATCAAGAATAACTTATTAGCATTCTTATCGTAAAGTTTTTGAAGCTCCGATAGAGCTTTATTACGAAGCTTGGTAATTTCAGTTCTATGTGAAACCGTAGTTTCTACTTTGTCTAAATAAAACTTAGGTGCTTTAGCCATTTTGCTTGCAGCTTCTAAGCTTTTACCAACCATTGAAAAACCACCTGCTTCAATTGCACAAAGCTTAATAAGATCATAAGGATCTTTAGCAGGATCTAGATAAACTGGTTCATTACCGCAGCGAAGACTGATTCTACCCCAAAACTCATCATTATCCGGACGAAGAAGTTTAATCTTATTCCAAAACTCTGCATCATCTGGGTTTACAATATTAGCTGCTAATTCTTTTTCAAGCTCAGATACGAGCTCTCTGATTTGCTTAGATTTTGCATCTCTCTCAGAAGGAGGTAGAAGCTTAATCTCTGGTGCAAATTCATTAAGTCCAGTTACATAACGTTTAACACCATTAGCCTCTAGACAAGCTAGTTGCTCTTCATGATAAACATTATCAAACAAGGTCAGATTATATTTTTCTAGACCCATATTGTCTCTTCCTGGGTTGAACATAGGTCGAATAGCAATCTGCTTTTTCTTGTTTGCTTGATACTTTTCAATAATTGTTGTCATAATGTTGGTTTAATTTAAGTTATGGTAAACTTAGTAGCTGTCAGAGTTGCCAGCTCTACCAAAAGCATACGGTCTTTCAGCACAGGCGTGTAACAGCTGGAAGTAAAAATCGGAGGGATTTTACTCCCCCCGATCTACTTCATGTATTAGAATGATCCACCAGTGATTGGGTTTCTCATTACGATCTTCAACACTTTAGTAGCGTCTTTAACCCAGATAGCTGGCATCGTTTGAGACATGAATACACGGTAACCATTAAAGTTTCCAGAAGACTGGAATCCTTGAGTACGTCCCATGTAATCCATAGTACCATTTTGGTAGAACCACTTCAATTGGTTATCCCAGTTCAACTTCAACAAGTAGATGTTGTCGTTACCGTTTTCAGTAACATCAAATACTACAAAGCTGTAAGAGCTCAATGGGTGACCATCGATAAGAGGGTTCTCAATATCGTTAGTGTGCAAGTTATCAAATGCAGGGTTCAACACGAACTTAACGTTTGCCAAGAATGGAATAACGTAAGAAGTGTAAGCGAAACCAAAGTTCAAGTCCATGTTAGTACCTGAAACTGCACCAATATCAGTAGCGCGAACCAACAAACCTGATGCGTTAGCTTCAGCTTTGATAGCTTCGTTCACCATCTTCATACCACCCAAACCAGTTTGAACGATAATCTGACGATTTGGATCTGGTCCTTGTAACTCTACACGACCTTGGTAGAAGTTGTACAATTCTGCTTTGAACATGTCTAGAGAGAAACCAGACTTGTTGTAGATGCGCTTGAATGAGTTATCCAATTGCTTCCACAAACCTACAGATAGACGTACATCATCTGGTCCGTCTTGCTTAACGCGACCACCTTGTCCCCACATCAAGTAAGTTTCGATATCGCTAGCAATTTTGCTCAAGTGAGCAGCTTCCATAGATGTCAAGAAAGTACGAGAAAGAGTACCGTTATCGAATGCACGCTTAACAGCATCTTTACCCATTCTAGATACCATGTCTTCCAAGCTAGTGATAGATGGATCCATGTTCTGATCGAAGTTTCTCCAGATCTCAGTTACAGGTACAGTACCATCTGCACGCATACCACCTTTGATCATCATGTCTGCACGAGAAGAAACAGAGTAGTGTACGTGAGCTTCAGCACCACCTACGAAGTTGTAGAACTCACGGAATCCAGTACCGAATTCACCGATGTCAGAGAAACGCTCACCGTATTCACCACGAGCAGAACCTTTACGGAACAATTTAGTACCAGCCTTCAAGTAAGTGTCAGCATCGATAGGAGCACTGTTGTCGTTGTTAACCAACTGTACAGTGTAAACAAAACCATCGGTTACAGGAAGAATGTCATCAGAAGTGATGTACATTTCCATACCGTTGTACTTGTCATAAGTGATGATATCACCGTGACCAAAAGAACGCTTGTTCAATTTAATGGTGAAAGGTACGCCATCAGCACCGAGAGAACCAGTTTGTGATTCCAAGATGTAAGGAAGATCCTGAGCTACAGGAACCTGCCACTTGTACTCACCACGAGCGTTATCAACGTTGATAGTGTTTTTACCACCAAAAGATGCCATCTGGTATAGTGGCATTTCAACTTTCTGAGCCATTGCCCAAAGATCAACAGGACCCATATCAGTAGGTTCTGTTCCACCAAGCATGTTAGCTAGGTGATAGGAATCAACGTGAGAGCTAGCTTTGTAGCTAGTGTCTCTCAAGAAAATCCCATTGTTTAAAACAGGTGTTGCCATTGTTTTAGAGATTAAAAATTAATAGTTGTTGTTAAAATCTTTTAAAAATATTATTCTGTCTAGGAATCGATCTTCCTTTTTTGGTTTCCTTTTCTTCAGGAGCAGTAGAGCTCAAACGTTTAGACTGCTCTGTCTTAAGCTGTCTTACTGTTTTCTCAACTGCTTCTTTTTTACCAATCTCTGCAATCTTACCGCGGTAACCTTCCGGATCAGATAGCAGCCACAACGCTTCAGAAATCAAAGTGTAGTTAGGTTCTACAAACTGATATTTTTCTAAAAGGTGACCGAGGAGATTAGTTTGTCCTCCACGAACTGAATTATAGTTAGGTTGAACCAAACCTGCGTATAAAGCAGATTGTGTTTTTTTATCCAACTTAACACCGTTAAGCTCGCCTTCTTTCAGTGCAGTATATACATTGTCCATGTAATCTTGAGAAGCTTTTTCTTGTTGTGCCTTCATTTGTTCTTGTTCTGCAAGTCTCTGTGCAATCACTTCTTCTTGCATAGCATCCAACTTAGGTTTCCACTTCTTAGCTTGTTGCTCAAGTCTACCTAGATCTTTCCATGTTTCGATTTCATCTGCAATTTCTGCATCATTACCAAAACCTGTAGCTTGTAAATATTGACGTACAATTCTTTCTTGATCATTTTCGTTTGATACATCCAGTTGTCTCTGTTCTTCAACAGAAGACAATGCACGGAACAAACCTTTAAGATCTTGACCACCGTCCATCACATATTTAGCAGCATACTGAAGTTCTTCAGGAAGCGCTTCAAAGAACTGACGTGGTACTTCTTCTTGAAGCTTTTTTTCGCGTTCTGCGTAGTTAGCTTCAATTAGCTCTTTCCAGTCATTTACAGAGTACTCTTCAAGACCTTTATCATCATCAAAAGGAATGATAACTTCATCCTCAAAAAGCTTGTTAAAAATGCTAATAGGATCACCTTTTTTAGCTCTCCCCGTTTTCTTCTTTTCAACTACCTCTTCTTCATCTGTTGCATCTAACTCTGCAAGAATCTCATTAGGATCTTCTTTAGTTTCAGCAACATCTTCAGTAGAGTTTTCTGTCTCTTCTTCAGCAGCTTCTTCCGAGTCACCTTCTAGGAAACTCATATCTACTGCGCCCGCATTTGAAAGAACGTTAGGTTTTTTAGTTTCTTCAGTTGGTAAAGTAACGCTGTCTGCACCAGGAGCCCCATCAAATAAGGCATCAAGATCATCAACTTCTACTTCACTAACTGTTGTTTGTTGGTTTAATTCGCTCATAACTGTTGGTTTATGTCTTTCTCATTAATAATATACAAATGCTTTTCTAAATAAACTTTAGAAATTTGTTTATTTGGTTAGTTTTAAAAAAGTTTTTAGGAGTATATAGCTATAATAAAATCCTCTCTGTAATTAAGAATCTTTCTTAGGTGGATTATCATATCTATTCTTGTTCTCTTTTGCAATTTCAAGCTTCTTACTTGCAACATCTCTTTGAGTAGCTAGCTTTTCTCTTTCAATCTGCATTTGCTCCTTAGTCATAGCTCGCTTATTGATAGCGTCCTCCTTTTTTAGGTTGAGTTGTTCCTGGATTCTATCTTCCTGACGAAGCTTTACCATATAATCTTGGAAGTCTGACTGCTGATTCTGATTAATGTCCTGCATAGATCCATAACCAGCTGCTCTGATTTCTGCTACTGTAATGTCTTTCTGACGTTCTTTTTCGTTTTCTTCTTGTTCGAACTGTAGCTTCATCTGCGCTTCTTGCTGCTTAGCTTGAATCTCTTGCTCTTTCATCTGCTGCATTTGCTGCATTTCTTGCTGCTTAAATGCTTCTTGCTTAGCTTCAGCATCCTTAAGAATGTTGGTAACCTCTGCTATATTATCGGCCTTAACAATATTACCCAGATCATAAATAGATGCTCCTGTAGTATTGTTAGTCATTGCAAGTTGTTTGAGCTGCTCTAAGATCTGTCTTTGATTAGTCTTAGTTGTACAGAAAATATTTATATCTCTTAGCATCAAATCCGTACCGTTCATTTGGAAGTTAATCTTTTCATCAACAGTTGTCATGTACTGAAGACGAATAGAAGGATTTGTGCTATGGTAGTATTGTGCGATATCTGTACGCATCTTATGTACTCTCGGCATCAAGTAATCTGAATGCTGAATAAAGTATTGTTCTGTCTGTGCATAAGAGTTAGCGATAGCCATACGTAATCCTGTAGCGGTCGGTTGTTCAACTGCTTCCCCTAAACGCTGAGGTGTAATACCAATGGTTTCCATTGCTTGCTGCTTGAAGTAGTTTGCAAGCTGAGTTCTAGACATCAATCTATTTGTTTGTTCAAGATTAAGTGTCTGATAGTGCTGGAAGTTTAAAGCGTTTTCAGTGTTAGTAATAGAAGTATCCAGAGGTAACATCTGGAAATTCTTCATTGCTACATATGCTTTTGCTAAGTTATTCTTACCCCAGTCTTCTCCTAGCGAGTGACGAGGTAATGAGTTTTGATCTAGGAGAATGATTGTACCTAATTCATCTACAAGAATGTCTGCAATCTGATTGTTTACAATGTTGTATCCAATCTGATAAGGCTTCATCAAATCTACAAGTGATGTAGATCTAGTATTTCTATCTGAGAAAACAGAACCTTCAACCGGTAACTTACAACCATAAAGACTGTCTTCACCTTTAAATTGGAATCTTAGTCTACCTGGTTTGTTTTCATTAATACCAATGTACATCGGACTCATGCTATCTTTTTCTCTAGGCATTCCCCAGTGAGAAGGATAATTAGGTCCGATTTTAATACCACCCCAAGTTTCATTAATCCAGATCCAATCAATATGATCACCGAATACTAATGTTTCTTTAGTTTTTTGTTTGATCAAAGTATTGTTGTACAATGGTTTATCTACCACCTTGTATGATTCATCAACAATATCCTGGTAAACATTTCCATTCTCATCAACACGGTAGAGGTGTCCTACTTTACGCTGGGATTTCCAGTATACCGTAGTAACTCTAATTAAGTTTGTAGTACCAAATTCAAATAAGTCTTCAGACTCTCCGAGAATCCAGTTAACTACATCTCCGTTATGTCCACTATTAGCATCTCTGGTTGCCATAAATTGACGGTACCCTAATGATGGCATCTCAGTATTCCATTTATGGGACTGAGTAGCATCATAGTAACTACCATCATTTTGTTGACCACCAATAGCGTATGCAGCTGACTTAATCGGGTAAATAGACTCTAGCTCACGTAATTGCTCTTCAGTCATCAAATAACCAAACTTATCAATCACATCAGCGACTGTCATCATATCTGACTTACCTACATAATTGCTATCAGAAATGTATCGTACATCGGGAGACTTATGGTAGAAAGTTAGAACAGGATTCCACAATTCTAATTCATAATCATCTTCACCCATACGGAAATGCCAGAACTCTCTATCTGTAATAAGCATATCACGGAAAGCTCTCTCTTCTAATTCTTGGAGTTTAAATCTTTCCTCATCTACTTTTAGCTGGTGCATTGCCCACTCTTCAATGAGAGATCTGTAGTCTTTGCGGAAGAAGTCCTCAATTTCAGGAAGAGTTTTAAGATTTTCAGGATTAAGCGCGTTCTGATACTCTTCACTTTCTACATCAATACCAAGATTAGCAAGTTTATTTGCCATTTTCATCTCTGCTTCAGCAAGGAGTGTCTTCTCGATCATCTCTCTTTTTTGCTCAAGCATTTCCAAATATGATATATCATCTACTGCTCTGAACTGTACACGATTAGAACGCTTAGCAAATTCAGCAGTTAGTACATTAATTACGTTAGGAATGATAGGGTAGAATTTAATCTCTAATGCGGATTCATCTTCTTGAGTTAAGATGTCTACCAAATCCATGTATTCATTATCTTCTTCGACTATATAGTCAGTCTTATCGATAATACCTTTTGCAAGTTTATAGTTTTTAAGAAGTCTTCTAGAGTTTCTTCTTAGCTGGCGCAAACCTTGAGTTTCAATCCAGTCAATATTCCATGCTGCCCACTCTTCGTCTTTATCTTTCTTAGGTAAAAACTGTATAGGTTGGGTAAGGTTACCCATCTTTTTGAACTCTGCTTTCGCACCGTTCTTTAGTTGCATTGCATTAAATACCTGCATATCAATAGCTTATTGAAGTTGACATACCAGAGTATGCTAAAATTATTCCAGGCGCAGCTTCCAGGTAATCATAGGATACCTGAATACCTCCAGTATTGTTCTGATACACAAACATCATTTCAGATTTTTAAACGCGCTTTTCTTTGAACCACCTAAAAGCTGAGAAGTTTTACCTCCCATGTGCCTAAAGGGGCTCATCTTTAATTTATACAAATTATCTGATTTCTCCAAAGATTCAGTGGTCTTCTCTTGCCTTTTTGCATAACCTCTATTAGATTGTTGAACTTTAGCAAAAGCTACAAGAGCTGAAAACGCAACTAAACGGTCAACGTTTACACCCGGATGATATGCTAACATCTCTTTAAGCAGCATCGGATCAGGTATTCTTTCTACTCCGTACTTCGCTTTAATTACAGTACCATCTACTTCATTTTCTACATCTATTTCTTCTCTTAGGAATTCAATAGCATATGATATGAGGTGACTTTTAAATAAGGTTCCTGTGTTTTTCCAACCGTATTCTTGGTAAACACTTTTGTTACTACCTATATCTTTTAAAAACAAGATCTGGTTTTTAGGAACCAGGAATCGTTGCTTTCTTTTAGAAATCATGTATTGAATAAAAAGCGAAATGTTATTTTCTACAAGGGTCCATGCATTATACCATTCGATAATATTCTCCAGCATTTCATGTGTGGTCTTAATATTGTCATATCTACCACACCAGGCTGCTACAATCTTATCACCTTCTATAAAGCTCTCTATGCCGTTTTCTGTCTCTCTGGTAACCTCCACTGGGTTCTTGTATACAAAAATGCTACAGAGCGAGTCTGAGGTGGTTGTTTTACCTTCTGATACGGGGTCAATAGATGCGTAGTATAAACCAAACTCTGGTTTGTTGTGAACCGGTCTTTCCCAAACACACAACACTCCTCCTTTATCTTCAGTCTTCTTGCTAATAGGAAATTCTGAAATAGGTATACGATTACTTCTTTTTGCAATTACCGTATCTGTCTCATCTCTTTCAAGATCTATGTACTCTGTATAGTATTCTTTATCCTCAATCTTTTTTGCCTGAGCAGCTACCAGATTAATAGGAAATACAGATTCCTTTCTATAAGCAAATGCTTCAGCAATATTAGTAGGCTTCTGAGAAATACGAAGCTGATACTGTTCAGGACTTAAATCTTTTTTCCACTTTAGTCTTTCTTCTTTAATAGCTTCAAGAGCTTCCTCAACCTTAGAGTTCCCCCATTCATCAATAAAAGGAGGCATACTCCACTGCTCAGGAATAAACAAACCAGATTTACCCCAGGTACCATCTGCATCTAATAAGTTTGTTTCTACTTCATAGATGTCATTAATCTCAGGATAAAGCATCATTTGTTTAAGTGGACCACATTGATCAAGATCACCAACAGATCCTGCTGCTATAAATACACCAGTAGTCATCATACCTGAAGACATCGCAGGTCTGATGTACTCGTATGTCTTATCCATCTTAGGAGCAATACCTGCTTCCTCGTGAAAAAATATAGTACAAGGACCACCTACACCAGTAGTAGCATCTTTTTCAAAAGACATCCCTTGTATCTTAGAGTTCAGACCTCTAGTAGTTTTTCTATTGTTTAATCTTACTTCAATCTTTTGTTCCCAAATAAGTACTTTATCAGGAGAACAAGGTCTGTACCAAGCAGTGTGTTCGTTAAGGAAGTTCCGATATTCATCAAGAAATTTCCAAGATCCTTTATCATTTATGTAGTCTTTAAGTGATGCACCAATTTTAGCAATAGAACCTTCTTCAAACCAGAAAAGATTAAGAACCTTTGCCATGTGAAAATAAGAAGATGCTATCTGACGTTTCTTTAAGATTGCTACATGCTTGTAGTTTAGTTCAGCAAGCGTTTCATATAACGCCATATGATACTGAGCATCTCTAACTTTAGCAAAACCATACTTCCTTTCTTCTTTATCAAAGATCGGCAAGAAGTTTAACCACATGTAATAATCTCTACTTAAATAAAAGATCTTGTTGTTACTGTGAAAGATTACACCGTTTCTGCACTTTTCTTTTTCGTACTCCCAGTACGTCATAAAGTCTTTAGTACGAATTGGTGCAGCACAGTAAAAACCATTTTTATCAAAATTCCTAGCTTGCTCATTAAACAACAAAGAAGTTTCATCTAGATCATATACACCAGGCTCCATAAAGATTTTAGTTAAAAAATCTACTAGGTCTTTTCTGGTTTCAAATTCTGTGTACGACCAGTCACCGTCTTTATATGTAGGAATCTTATGCTCTGCCATTACATTTGATCGTAAGCTAATCCTTGACCTCCTCTAACTGAACTCTTTTGTTCATCAACAAGATCACTGTAAGCACCTTTAAATGAGCTTCTTATTTGTTCAAACTTAGCAGCAGCATTTACAATAGAGTTAATGTTACCATCTCTACCGTGTTCAATAGGAGTAGTTTCCATGTATTTTGCCAATCTATCCAACATACTGGATATACCTTTATACGCTCGATAGGTTGGTGTTTCATATAATTTCTTACATAGGTTTAATCCCGCTATAACTAAGTCATCTTCTAAAGAAAACTCGCAGTTTATTTCATCCAGTATCATCGTTTCTTTTTCCGTCTCAGGAATATTAAAGAAAGGATTTAGATCTGGATTAGGACACGTCATATAGAACAAATACGTAAAGATTGAAAGATGATCTTCCGGATACTCTTCTATAATTTTATTAAGTGTAGTTATTGTGTAGCAGTGCTCTGATGGAATTATTTTTCCATTTTGAACATCAAAGAGTCTGATTATCATACAGTTATAATATTTTTAACAGTAGTGTAACCACCCTGAACATAAATAATCTCACCTGACTTCATATGCAGCTCTGTAATGTTTGAGTCAAATGCTCCGGTCTGAGGGTCCATATACTGAATAATAGATTCTACACTTGCTGTGTCAATAGTGCAATCAACATAATGATACTTATTCGTTACAATAGTCGGATCGTTTTTATCCTGTTTAACGTATGAGTAAATCTTCTTTAGTGTTACTGGTGTCATAGTGTGTTATCTTTTATGTAATGAATTAGAGAAACTACCTCATCTTTAAGATACGGCATATTATAGACTATAACATCTTCTACAACGGGTTCTCCGTTTACAAAAGCATTAATCGGGTATCCATTCTCATCTTCACCAACTTGTTCAAACTTAACGTGTTGTAATTGCAGTGTACCCGGTTTAAGCTTAGGATTATGTCTAAGCATGATGTACATGTATATAGACATCTGAATATTGTAATGACTATAGTTACAGTCATCTAAGTGAGATAGCGGACCAAACATCTTTTCTGAAATCCCCTCATAGTTTTTGTAGGACTCCATTTTAATTTCTTTGTTAGTCTTGTAGTCTACAATATTTATCGTACCATCTACTACTTCTACAAGATCCGCCTGTCCACATAAACCTGCGGACTTTAGATACACAAAGTGTTCAGGATAGATACCCTCTGTAAGCTTTTGATTTGGTGCAATTTTTACACCGTCTTCTCTAATAATTGGTGAAAAGACGGGCAACTCTTTACCCGTCCTTCCGAATGTTTCTAAAGAAAGTATATCAGCTTCTCTTTGATTATGATACCAATTTCCTAAATCTACAGCACGTTTACCTTCATTAGACCAAGCATCTAGTACTTGTTGCTTAGTCATACCATACCATTTAGATCTTTTGCTTTTGATAACCTTACCGGCTATTTCATTAGCATTAAATGGTTTCTTAAACTTCCCTATGAAAGAAGTTACAGATGTCCAGTTTACAGCTTCTTCTCCGAGACTACTGTAACTATGATCTTCTTCTTTAAATGCAACTGACATTATAAATCTAGTTTTTCGTTTAACATATCTTCTTCCTGCTCGCTCATTAGTGCTTTCCACTTACCTGCGGGACACTCGGAAGACATAGATCTAGTTTTAAATGCCAGACTGCAACCACATAAAGAACAGCAAGGTTGAGTGCCTGGTGCTAAACAGTCTTTACCTTCTGTGTCTAAGTCTGTGCATGATTTGCAAATCGCGAATCGCGAATCAGCTATAGCTTCTACATCTTCTTTTTTAAAAACAGAATTAAGAATACCTTCTAGTATCTGTCCTTTATTTTTCCAAATCTCCAGTAGACTTTTCATTTCTATTGTTTTTAATATCCATCTTTCTACTGTACTCTTCCTCTAACATTTCTTGAAGGTTTTTAATCTTTTGCAATCTGTCTGAGGCATGAGTATAAGCGGCGTATTGTTTAAACTCTTTAGGATCAGAGTGTTGCATAATCTCTTCACTCTTTTTTACCATTTCGTTCATCTTATTACGCCTTACCTTAAACGTTCCTAAATTAGGAACAGTAATAGTGTGGTGCTTTAAATCACCTAAACCACTTCTAACCTTTGCCCAAAAAAAGGACACAACTTCTTTTACAAGATCGTCTTGAAGGTTAAGTTCATTTGCAACATCGCTTACAAAGTCTTTAGCTTTCTTTGGGTTCAACTCCTAGGAATTTATATTCTAAAAATATTGTACCATCACAATAAACTTCAATCTCAGGATTAAGCATTATTGTTTTCTTATTCTTACCGTTTTTCACTACAAGCTTTTTCTTTTCCGCTTTAGTAATAGCATTTCTTGCTGATTGCGGACTTTTAAAGATGTTCTGATCACTGACCGTAAGACAAAACTCCGTAAGCTCAGGTTCACCGGTACGAGCAAGAAGAGCAAGGCTGGTTAAGTCCGCCTCACTTACTTGAATATTATTCAAAAAGCAGTAAGTCAAAATCTGATATTTAATCAGAGTTTCATTAGACAACCTTGCTTTCTTCTCGATTCGTTTTACTAGAGCCATCATTATTTATTTATAAGCTTTCTAACATGTCCAACAACTCTTGTTGTGGGAACATATCTACTTTATCCTTACGAGTATTGGTGTGTGTCCAAACTCCTTTTACTCTACCATAGTAAGCATCTTCATTAAACTCAAATGCTTTTGCACCGTGCTGCTTAACTAAAGCTGGTAAACCTTGGGTAATATCAATTCTATTTCTTTTCCCAATCCAGATTAACCATAAACGCAAGTTTTCAATTTGTGCATCCGAGTATCTATGCCATGTTGTATGACCTCTAAACGGCTGATCAAGCGTAACTATCTGATTATCAGCAGCTACAACATTTGCGTAAGTTTTACCATCCTTGATCCAACCAAAGTTACACACTTCGATACCAATTGAGTTCTTATGCATGTATGATGATCCGTTCTTACCTAAGTGATATCCCCAGTTTCCTTCTGGGAAAGCTTGAACTACTACCCCATCATGTTCGGAATTACCGTCTTTTACAGACTGACCTCCCATAACAAACTCTGTAGCTACCGCCCCTCTGCTATCTCTACCCCATTGACTGATGCAACTGTATGGATTGTGCCATCCTGCAGTGTGATGCAAGAAAATATACTCTGCATTAATGGGTCCGCGCTTATATTCATCAGGCTCTAAAAAGAATTCAGTAACCCTTAATGAATTATCTACCACCTTTGTCTTCTTACGATAAGGTGTAATCTGCTCTATTAGAACTGATTCACCATTATCTGTGGTAGCAGACATTAGTGCATTCATAGTTTCTTCCCCTACAAGACCGTCAGCAGCTAAATTGTTTTCTTTCTGAAATGCAATAACTGCTTTTTTAGTACCTGGACCGAAGATCCCATCAGCATCAATACCTAATGCTTGTTGAATCTGGCGAATTTGCTCTCCTTGTTGTCCTTCTTTATAGATCATACTACTTTCTCTTTAAGGTTCTTGGAGCTAGTTCACCTTCTTCTTCTTGAGGTGGTGCCATTAACTGTGCAATTCTCATCTGTGCCATCAATCTACGAAGTCTAGCTTCTTCTACATCGGCAGCAAGATCTTCATATTGCAATTGTGCTTCTAATTGTGGAACGGCGTCATTGTAGAATTCAATGAGCTCTTGTTTTTGTTGAGCGAAATCCTTTTCATTCATTTCTTCCTCAACAGCAGGGTTTTGCTTTTTTGCCATAATATTTAAAGTTGGTTTATAATCAAATATACATAAAAAGTTTAAACATTACAAATTTATTATTATATTTGAATATGCAACTGATTACAACTCACCCAATTAAAAAGTCTGATCTAGGATTCCATGCTAACCTATTTGGAGGTAAGTTGCTGGCCTGGTTAGATGCCGCCGCTGCAGGATACGCTATGGAGTTATGTGATACTCCTAGAATGGTTACTGTAATGATAGATAAGTGTATCTTTAAACGAGCTGCTAAGGAGGGTCAGCTTATAAAGATCTATGGTGACGTGGTGAGTGTCGGTAATACATCAATAACTCTATACCTAGAAGCTAGGGCACACAATGTATACTCTGGTGGTCAAAACATAATTCTTTCCACGAACATCAAGTTTGTAAGGATAGACGAAAATGGGGATCCTGTTCCTATATCAGAAAAGGTTAAAAAGCAACATCAGTGAAAATACTAGCACTCCTACTCCTTCTTTCGTTCTCTGTTCAAGGACAGGAGTGCTCTCCCTATCACAAACCTACCTCTTACACTCTAGACTCTGATATTGTGTATGCTTTGGGGTATGCTCGTTGCATTCATGCCGGAGCAGTAATTGCACAGGTAGGATATAAAAACTATATGATAGGAACTCAACTAGTAGATAAGGGGCACCACAATAGTGCTTACACTTTCCTTGAGTACAACTATCCTATAACGGACTACCTCAGAATATACGCCGGTCCTCTTTACCGAATAAACAATACCCCCTCCCTTTGTGTAGGTAGATTTGGTGTGGATTTAAATCTCTACAGGGGTTTTGGGGTAACAGGGTCTATAATACAAATCAACTCAAATCTTAATTATGCTTATCTTGGCTTAAAACTATACTTATGACAGAACAAGAAATTCACAAGCTACTAGAAATTCAGTATCTAAAGGGAAGAATCGATGAGCTGCATAAAGCTATCCCTACAGTAAGTAACCTAGAACGTAAACGTAAACTAGACGCAAGGTTAGACAAGTACTACAGAAAGCTGAAAAATACAGATGAGATTGCATACCACCTCTTTCAAGTAGAGACTACTAACCGTATGCACTCTAAGCGTAAGAGTATAGAGGATATTAAAGATCTACTGCAGGAAGCTTACGAACATGTGGACGACATAGTTCTAAAGGTTCGGATATCTGAACAACTAGCTAGATACACAAAATAATGATCTGGGTAAGTATCTACATAATAGTCGGGGGACTCTTCATACTCCTAGAACGTAGATACTATCCTAATAGGGAAGTAAAGAAAACTATAAAGGATGCAGCACTCTGGCCTGTAGCACTAGTTATTATTCTAGTAGAATACTTTCTCTACTACCTGGAACAATTAATTTCTAAGTTCAAATAATTTTTTTCGGTACTGGTACACTTGTATGTGTGGTGATGTGATGGGGTCTCCAGCAACAGCTCCCCCACCTAAGCTTGGGCGCTACGCACCCCATAGTAATATATGTAAAACGTAATTTTTAAAGATCATGAACAAAATTATCAAGTTCGAAAACACAATGAGTGTACGTGCATTTGCACAGGAGAGAGGAATCAAATCTTTCAAACTACAACCTTACACTAACAAAGAAGGTGTGGAAAACATCGGTGCTGTCTTCAGCGTAGGTGATGAATCAGTGTGGATTCCTTTAAGCCAGTCAATCAAGGAGATTGCAAAGACTGCAACTGCTGATGATGTACGCATTAGCATGGTAACTCACGAAGACGGTGCTCAGCACCTATTCGTTCACGGAACCGGTAGCACTGGTAACGAGCTCCTATAAGGAGCTTTTTCTTCCTGTAGTAGCTTCACAGATTAGTGGAGTTACTACAGTTACTATATACAGTTTACGCATAAACTACCTGGCGGGCGTTGTAAGTTACCAGGAACTGTATATGTTTTTTTATTAATCCGCATCAGTAATAAACTCACTTGTAAAACAAGAGCAGATACCATACAATAAGAACTGGTTTAGTGAGCAAAGTAACAGGGGAATAAGGTTATGCGTTAAAACCTGAATGATTGATGTCTTTTTTGCACGTGTATGTGTGTGATTCTCAGTGTGTCACACATAACACCACTTTTCTTCACATTTCAACAACCACTTGTTTAACCAGTTATATAGTATTAACTAATATAGCTACAACCAATCAATCGTATGAATTATCATCTTATTAAGAAGTATGAGCTTAATAGTAAGCTTGCTTCTAACAAATCTATTACTCTCTCTGTAGGTAATGAGTCTTTTACCTTTATGAAAGGTTCTTCTCACCGCAAAGTGAATAGCACCCGAACTTTGATCAAAGACAACTTCATTAGTGTTAACGGAATCCAAATGTTCTAGTTATGGAGAGTATATTAAAAGCTATTGTGCGTCACTTCATTATGGTATTAATGAGTTTCGTGTCACTCTACATTATCGCTCTTACATTTACTGCACCATTCAACTATTATAGTTGGTCACTAGATGGAAGACTGATCTTTGCTATTATTGCTCATATCGTAGCAGCAATACTTCACGCGTACTATTTAGATCGCAAATCATATTAACAAACATAGTAACTGCCAACTGGTCAAGAGAGATCGTTATTGGAACAATCTGTAGTTACTAGTACTAATTATTTCCGTGGGGTTAGAAAGAAGAACCTCAGTAAACGCGTTGCAAGAGTACGGGGTTAGAAACCAAGGGTCGCACCCTAAACCTGCTTGACAGGAAGTAATTAGTATTTACTCATTAGTAATTAAACAACAATCGTTATGCATAAGTATAGTTACAAAGACAAACAGTTTAAATTTAAGTATGAATTAGTTCAATACTTACACGAAGTCGAAGGATGGTCATTGAAGAGAATCTCAAAGCTCGCTTCCATTAAACCATCTACCGTAGGTCAATTGCTTCACTATGTGAACAGAAAGAAGACGGGTACAGTCAACAGCTCATTTAACATGGACAAGACAGCAGCTCGCTTACAGAAGAGTATCAATGGTTTATCATACTCTCATGTCGAATACTACAGTGTATTCGTAGGTAACCAAGAAATCCGATTTACTAAGACTGCATTTGAAAAGATGCGTACAGAAAACGGAGTTATCATTGTTGAGTAATAATGTCTGGTCAGCGCATTATTACTTTAGACTGCTCGCAGCTGACCACTTTATGGTGAGAATCCATGACAAGCATGTGGGGCTCATGTCTGATCTAGAATCAGCATTAGTGCAGTACCATGTATAATAACCAATCCACAGTAATATGAAAATAGCAGAATTAAGAGCATATAAGGGTTATGTTAGTAATCTTTGTGTGTACCAAGAGACAGTAAATAATAATGAGAACGTAATTCACATTAATACTTCATTCAAAGGAGGTTCCTTTCAAAGTCAAAAGCTTGACATCACAAAAGGCGAGATAACTTATAGTTACAGTAAGCACGTTTCACCTACACCAAAGTATGTCCAACGTTATTTCAAAGAACATTGCGCAGCTAATGCAGATGTCTTAGAACTAGATTATGAATTTGAAGGCAAGAGCTACAAGCTTGTGATCTCTGAGTATCATATGCATTTAGTCTATAAACACAAGTATCCAGGCATGCTTATGTATCCTGCAGAAGAATGTTTTAGATTAAGAGTTGCAGCTGAAAATAGTCTTA